CATAGTTGTTGTAGATTCTACATCATTACTATATACATATCCACCTTTTTCACTATCCCATTTTGGAGTTTCTCCACGAGCAATAGCTTCAAGATATTCAACAGGTTTTTTAGAATAAACATCCAACCAAGTTAATTCGTCATTAACCCAAGCGTTAGCTTGTTCTTTTTCTTCGTGAACCGGGTTTGGGTCATCGTACATAATCGTCGACACACTTGTATATTCTTTACCTGCCGGTGTTTTAGACTTCGTAAGTTCTATGATAAGGTCACGACCTTTTTCAGGGTCTGTGATATCTCCTTTATTTCTCCAAATAGGAATAATCTTATCTAAGATACCATCATTTTTGTAGTTATGTTTAAATCTCCAAAATTTAGGTCCATCCGCTTCGTTATCTCTATCAATAACTTTAACGATATAGAACTTACGAGATTTATATTGTTTCGCCAATTCTTTATCAGACTCTTTACCCGTAGACATCAACTCCTCATAAACTTCATTTAATGGAGAACGCTCATTGTCATTCTTTCCCGGGTCGTAGAATTTTTGCCATTGTCCACCTACTTGGATTTCGTGATACCAAGCTTCTTTAAATGGTGAACTTCCATCATGTGTGGGTAGGATACGAACTCTTCGTTGTCCTGATTTTTCTTTTTCCCCAAGAATAAGAGCGAAATACTTTTTCATTCTTTCATCTTGAGACATTTTACCTTGGGCCCCGCCCCCTCCTTGTTGTGCTTTTTCGTACTGTGCCAATACGGCGTCTAATGAACTCATCATGTTTTTTTTACGTTTTAAATGTTATATAATTAAGTTAATTATAAACCAAATCTATGGATTAGTCAAATAAAAAAAACCACCTTTTGGGTGGTTTTTCAAATCATAAATGTTTTTTTTATTTGTATTGTAACTTATCACTAGTTCCTCCACCTTGAAATGAATTTTTAATATCATTCACATTTATGTCTGTTACATCATCCGATGTTAAAACATAATCATTTTTTCCGGTTTTTTCCATCTCTTCATGTTTGTCATCAAAAAATTGTGATAATTTTTGATTGAATGGATATGAGTCATAACTTCTTAATTCCAATTTTTCTTGAGGGGTTTTTTCTCTGTATTTCTCAATCTTATTTTCAAGTGAATTAAGTTTATTCATTATAGTGTCCATCTCACCCAATTTTTGTTCCAAAGTATTTAATTGGTTAAATAAATTTTCAAAATAATCGTCTTGTTTGGTTTGGATATTTTTTTGAGCGTCAACCAATTCTGTGATGTCCAATTCCTCTGAACCAGATTCCTCATCTTGATTTTCTTCAGAATTTCCTTCATCATCAATTTTTTCAACATCTGGGTCAGATTCAACATCAATTGGTTCAGGTGATGTTTCCGCTCCGGGTGCAGGTGCTGTCTCCTCTCCGGGTAATGGTGGTGTTTCAGCTCCGAGTGCCGGTGCAACATCATCCCCAGGTAATGGTGCTGTTAAAGCATCAATAGCATCCTGTTCTGAAATATAGTTATTAATACTTCTATATCTTTGGATTTCTTCTAATATTTTTTTATCTAAACTCATTTTATTATCCGTTTAATAATTGTTTAATTCCTCTAGACGTTTCTACTCTAACCTTTCTATTGGCAGTTGTTTGATGTCCGGCCCTTTCGATTAGTCCATCTCTTTCTCTTACAGTATAACAATCTCCGGTATCTAAATCACAAACTTGTTTAGTTCCGTCTCCATTGTCTTCTTCAGAATATCTAACCGATTTTCCAAGATAGTTGTCTAATGTCGTTTTTAAATTCATAAAATTATTTTTATATATAAATATACCGAAAACCAAATAAATTAATTTGGTATTACTCTAAATGAAAATGTTTGTGAAACATCTCTAATAATATCATTCGGATTATTAGTTACATTAAATTTAATATTTCTATCTACGGGTTCCGCAAGTAATGATATTTTGTTATTGATTTTGTAGTTATATACATCGTTATTATTAGGGAAATTCAAACTAACCTTACCAATAATGTCTGTCGCAGTAATGGAGAAACTTTTCTTATTAGAACTAACATAAGTTTGGAATTCAGGTATAAAACTACCTTCTCCAACTTTTTCTTCAATTATAGTGTTATTTGGACCTACAGTCGTTTTATACGCAATCCAAGACCATAAAGTATTTCCAGATAAGATATTCCAATCTCCCGAAGCCGGATTTATAGTAATGGTCATTTGTTCATCACCCCCAAATTGATTTGTTGTTTTATTTGCAATTAATACAACAGGTTGAGGTTGGGTATTAACATTAGGTGGTAACCCCGGTGGTGTTGATGGTGTTGATGGTGTCAATTGTTCGGGATTATATGTGAACTCACTGAGACTTATACCATCCCCATTTACTCCTCTAGCTATTATTGGATTTTGTTGTTGAACTGGTGTATTACTAAATGGAACAACAACACTAATATTAAATGAATTATTAATTGTTATATTACTAGTTGTGGTAACATTATTAATTGTAACCCCCGTTATTTGGTCTAAATCTTTACCGACTATTGTTAGTATGGTTCCACTAACACCTGTTAATGGTGAAAATGATGTTATTGTCGGTGGAGAACATCCAACGGGAACATTAAATGTATTTAAATTATTTGGTGGGTTGGTGTTTCCACTATTAGTGTTTTTAATATTTTTTTGTTGAGTTTTATCATTTTTTTGAATTTCTTTAACATTTTCTATAGGTAGTCCGAATAAACCAGCAGAACTATAAGCGGAATTAAACGTTTTTTCTAACTCAGAATATTGACTAATATTTTGGTCAAAATAATCTGATGAGATTGTATTCTGAATTGGCCAACTACAAACATAGTATTTTGTAAGACCAATCCCCGTAGTCGTATTAGTTATTTGTGGTAGATTTGGAACTAATCTTGATATCATAAACTTCAAGAAATTTGTTATATTATCAAAATGAGCAATAGGTTGTGAAGTTTTTTCCGGAGTTAAATTAGAGATATTAAGACACGAATATTTATTTTTTGAAAAATTACTAACACTTTCTCCATAATTGTCTGTCGTTAATGTGATGTTTGCAAAATTGTTATTAAACCCTTTAAATTGTCCGGATTCAAATGTTTTAACATAACATATCATATAAATAACAACTTGTAAATAAGGGTCAATTGTTTGTTTTTTAATTTCATCAACTAAACTTTGAGGACTTAGGAATGTTGGTGTTGGCGTTTGAGCCTCACCCCATAGTTGGAAGTTTGGTGATAGATTATTACGGCATGAGTTAGTTGTCGCAACAGTATTATTACCACTTTGAGTAACAAATTTTGATTTATCTATGTCTGTAATACCAATTCCTGTTTTACTATCTTTAGTATTTTTAATTATACTTTCAACTTTAGTTAGTAAATTTTGGTTAACACTTTGAAGGTATTTGTCTATTGATGGTAAATTATACATCCCTTGTCTCGTACCTTTAAATGTTGTTTCAAAATTACCAGGTGTTATCACATGGTTCACTTCCGTTATGAAATGTGGTCCATAAAACATGGGTATATTTCTCAAATTGAAATACATTGTGGGTTGTAATAACGCATTTCCCATACATTGTACCGTACACTCATAACTTCTATTCTTATAATAATTATATAATCCATTATTCTGTGTTGTAACATTTCTACCTGAAGCTTGATTGACCATATTCAAATCAGCTTGTATCGTTTCACTAGTCGCTTTTCCTGTATCCATTGAAACTTGTATTGAATGAAATACATTTTGATTTCTAATCCCAGCATCAACATTAAATCCAACACATTTATTTGAAATCGCCCAATCTTTCTTATTTGTAATATCTTCAATCAGAGGGTTATCTGAATATCGTCTTAAATCAAAACTATCATTTCTAAACCTTGAATTACCTTTAGGTAAGTCCAAAATTTCAGAAGGTTTATCGGTGAAGAAACAAACCATTTTAGGACTTGAGTCCCTATAATCAACATCAAGGTACGTCCCCCACATTCTATCACCAAATTCTAAACTTCCGTTGGTGACAGGTGTTGTAATCCCTGAAACATCCTGTACATTATAAAAATTAACATACGATGGTAATGGCATGACATTAAACTTATTCATAATAAGAAGACCACTTAAAAAAGTGAATACACTCATTCTCATGTTTAAGGCATTCTCATTTAAAATATTCCTTAAATCAAAAATATTTAAAATAATTGTGTCTCCGATATTTCTTGATGCTCTATCCAAGAACAAGAAATCTTCAAATAGTGTTTTACTTGAGTAATCCGAACCCGCAATCCATTTATCATTCAAAGATTTAAATAATTCCCAGTATTCAACCTTACTCTGGTCACCATCAATAACACTTTTAATTGTTCTTTCAGGTAACTCTTGTTGTGGGGGTAAATCTTTTCTTACCCTGGATAAAACCGAATTTAAAATATTACTCTGAAAATTAGAATTTTTTGTTAAGTATTCTTGAATTTTAGTTTTAAATTGATTGGTTGTTATTGTTGGTAATAATAATTTTTGGGTGGCATACATTTTTATTATTGGCGATAATAACCTAACATTGTTTGGTGTGAATTCAATATTATTATCAATGAAGAAGTCCGTAATATACGACCCAGTATCAGTATATTTTAAGTTTGTTATTGTTGAAAACCCTACTTCTGTCTCTAATTCTAACCAAGCATCCGGATAATTCGATTTTGATGTGGATACTGTGATATTATTTAATTTTGAAGGTAAACTATTTTTAACATAAGGATTAAATGTTATTGGGTTTACGATTGGGTTATTTCCACCTCCTTGGGCGAGGTAAGAATCCATAACTCTTCGATTGTATTGAGTAGGATTACCATTCCTCAAAATAACGTCATACTCTAAAAACGCTTTAACCGTACTTGAAAATGACGATAATTGTGTTTCTCCAATAGTACTAAAATATTCTTCCGTTGTTATTGAGGGTCTTTTCGATTCAATTTCCATTAAGTTTCTAAACAAATACTGGAAATTTCTAAACAGAGTATTTGGTTCACTTAATGATTGTCCAACCGGAACAATTACATTAGGTCCTAACTCAATATTCGCAATTGGTTTAGACCAATTTAAAAATTCTTGTTCAAATTTGTCCAAAATGGTTTTGTCGAAGACTGAAAAAATCTCTTCAATTTTAGAATACTCATCAGTGGTTAATAACTTAAATGGTGATTGTTGTGTTGTTCCTGTCTCAAATTTATTTAAATAAGAATCCGGTTGTGGTTTAACTATTTCGTCATTATTGAAATACCCATAATTTGATGATGACCATAATAGTCTAATAGAACCATTATAAATGGAATTATTATTATTAAAATTACAAATAGGTTGATTATTATTAACACATTCGGTTCTAACTTGATTAAATTGGGTACCAAATGAAGGAACCACATAGTATTTAAATGAACTTGTATTATCACTTGGGTTACACTCCGCTCCTTGTGTTATTTCATCACCTAACCCATTAGGTATGATAACAGACCAAGTTTGAATATTTTGGTAGTTGTAGGTTGTCGCACTCTGTGTTTGTACATTTGAATTGGTAAAATTAAATACTTGTAATCCGTAATTTACACTTTCTTGTATTTCACTACTAGTATACCCAGTATACAAATCGTAACCATTATAAAAGACATTGAAATCATTTATAACTTTAGGGTAAAATCCTGTCTGTATTGTTGTGATATTGTTTGCAACATTTTGTAATGTGATATTTTTCTCACCTTCAAATTTGAAACTATATGTCTTGGTATCCGAACTTGCGATTGGGTCAAAATTTTCTTTATAATTAAAATTTTTCCAAGCGGAATCAAGTATGTCAACATTGTTGGTTTTATACTTTTTATATCTGTACCAAACTGAACCCATTTTTAATACCCAAGCATACGGCATTTTATGAATTGCACCAAATTTTTTGAAGCAAGATGCAATATAATCTAAGTCGGTTGACGTATCTAATGTTTTATATTTTTCTTTTAACGACGCAATTGGCAATGAATTAATAAAAAGATAGGCCGCCTGAACATATGGATATGGGTCTTGTCTTCTCCAATTATAAACTCCGTTTTGTATTGCATTTACAAAGTAAGGTGTGTTTAACATTGAGGTTGTTGACTCAGCTATTTTAACCCTACTCGGTGAAAAATAATTAACATAACTTTCTGTTGGTATAAAAGTTGTTGGGTTTTTTCTTGTTTCATAGAATGCCGATAATCCAACAAGATTGATTTCATTCGTTGGATTTGAAACTTTAATATATGAAAAATTAGTAACGGGTCTATTAACATTATAATTATAAATGTCGTTAAAATTTGAAATAACGTCTCTATCCTCAAAAACCGTTAATACTCGACTTGTGTTATATACCGAATTTTTTGTTGAGTTGATACTGTTCGCCATATTACGACTAACCCAAGTTGGGTCTGTAAACGGGTATGTATCCACAATTATTGGTTCGTTTGTTACATTTTTAACTAATTGTAATAGTCCGTCCATATTTACCGGAATTTGAGGTTCTTTACCTAATTCATTCAAACTCAAAATACTAAATGAATTTTCGGTTATGGCCTTGATATATGGTGTTACAAAAAAATCTCTGATGAAATCTTGGTATGCTCTTCCCGTACCCTGATTTGAAATGTTATTCAAAAAATTTGGGTAGTTTTGAGATGTTAAGTCATAATTCTTTAATTTTAATGTTAGGAAAGGTGAACTAACCCCTAACGATGTTTTAATATTACTAGATTCAGACTCAATAATTGATTTTGATAGTTGGTCAATTTGATTATCACTACCTCTAGTGTAGAGAGAATAGTTTGAAGTTAAGAATTGTCTCTCCCATATTTCATAAAAAAACTTTATCTCATTTTTATTAACATACGCTATACCGTTGGATGGGTATTCAATAGCATTAAAGTTAACAATATTAGTTGTATTTTGACTATCGATTGGTGGTTGGGTTACAGGTAGAACAAACTTCTGTGTAATCCCTTTCATGTATTCTTCCACGAATTCCACTTCAGGCCATACTTCATACGACCATCCACCCGTTAAATCAACATATTTTGGGTCTCCAGGATATTTTAATTGGAACCTTCCCTTTTTATCATCATTGGTCTCGACGAAAAATTGAGGCCATGGATATACCGGTTGTTGTCCATTAACTAATCCCTGATTTGAATTTTTGGCGGATTGGGATATATTAAAATTTTCCACGTTATCGGAACCGGGTGCTGAGGATGGATTATCATATACAACACTAACTCTTTTAGGATTATTTTTAACATTCCAAGCGTTAGTATGTACCTCATCTAATAACCGAATAAACCCTTCGGCAGATGCCATAATAACCGCAACTATGTTTCTAACAGTAGGTTTAAATCCTATACCATTTGAAGATGTTTCAATTTTTTCCGATAAATCCGTAGTAATTTTAGTTTCATATTCTAATAAATTCTTATTACTTTCTGTTTCCATTTTAGATAATAACTGTTGGAATATATCAAAAACATATACAGGTCGAGCAACTTGATTTACATCATTATTTTGTGTTCTACCATTGACGGTTGTTTCAAAAACAGGGTAAAGTTGTTTTTTAATTAATTTTAGAATTAGTTCTTCATTATCCTTAGTTGGTAATAAAACACCAGTTTGTGATTTTACAGTCTCAGTTAAATTAATTTCATTTATTGAAAGTTGTAACTTGAAGGTATTCTCGGTTATACTATTCTTAATCTTATCACCTAAAGTCGTATTAGACTTTAATAATTCATTATATTCTTTAACATATCCCGTCAATAAGGTATTCGCCTCTTCTCGTTTTGTTGGGTCTTCAAGGTATTCTTGTTTAAAGATATAAACATTTCCAGCATTACCATTTAACTTTATTGGTTTAGGGTTCATATATGTTTTAAACCACGAATTTGGTCCAGCATAAATTGTATTAAAGTAATTAGTTAATACTGTTTTATAGTTTCTAATGTTAGTTAGGGGTTCAATTAAAACAGGTGGGTAATTTATTTGAATTGTTTGTTCAAATGTTTGTAATTTATCCATTAACTGTGCTACCGTCCATTCGGGGAAATCAGGACTAATCAACCCTTTTGATTTGTACTCACTATAAACTTCAAGAATTTTTTGATACCCCTTTTCTGTTACAAGTTCAGTTATTACATTATTGGTTGATATTGTAGAATCTTTTGATATTACATCACTTTTTGATTGTGATTCGATGGTTTTATTTGACCCTCCTTCCGGTGAAGTTATTGATGTTGCGATGTCAAAAGTTTTACTATACATATGAGGTGTTGCAAATAAACTCCCCATCGATATTTCATTCAATATGTTAAATTTATATCCCACAAAGTCTAACTCAATTGTGTAATTTCCACTGGTAGTGTTAAATCGAGCGTTAAAAGTTCTTAAATTCAATTGATATCTAACCGCTTGTCCATAATAACCTTTAAGTGTTAAATAAAAAGGACAATAAGGTAAATTAAAAAACGCGGCATATGGTGAATCATCACCGAGTTGAAATAGGGCTCTTCCTTGTACATCTTCTAACGTCATAGTTACCGTTGGTACAAATGAAGTATTGGTTTTAATACTTATATTTGTAATACCCAATAATCCGTTATCTGTTGATTTATTACCCGGATTAACAACGGATGTTTTAAGGTAAGGTGTATCACCATTTTTTGGGTTTACAATTTCATTTTGGATTTGATTTACACCTAAACCGTTGGTAGAATTTTTACCGGTTATTTCATCCAGATATCCTGTTGTTAAAAAAGTTTTTTCAGTTGGTTTTAAAAAATTCATTTTAGCAACCGAAATAGTTTTAACCCTATCATTTGGTGCACCTCCAACAGATAATTTTGTTCTCGGTACAACTTCAGCTTCAAGATTAGCATACATAACCAAATTTTCATGGTCAACTAATCTTTCTTTAATATTACCAAATGTATCTATTGTCTTATTTGGGTCAACAACTACGATGTTTTGATAGTCAAATTCAACTAAAATATTACCACTTTTATCCCCTTGTAAAATACCTGCCATAATTATTTAATAATATAATCCCTTTTCTAAAATCATCTACCATAATAATAAAAATATTCATCAATGGCTCCTTTATAATCTTGTAATGAGGGTAGTAATGGAAAAGGTACGATTAACACCGCTCCATCATATATGTTATTCTCTAAACCACCAAACTCAGGATTTGCCTGTAAAATCAACCAACCAAAAAAAGGTGAGTTATAAAATTCTTGGGACACAACATCTAATCTACTTCTACCGACTTTATAGATATATGTTTTGTCTGTTGTCTTTGGGGCAATTCTCACAAAAGGGACAACGGTTTGTTCCCCATTAATTAAAAAATTACTATATCTATTCCAATATTGGTATGCCATTAGTTAAGTTTTGCTTTTGATATAAATACATCCACAGGGTTTTCATCATTCCATGTTTTATTATTTGTGTTTTGGTTTTCAGTCCAACCTAAACCTTTAATTAATTTTTCTCGGTTTGCACGACTCGCACTACCAATTTCTTCTGTTTCATACTCTAATATTCTTTTCTTCTTTAAGTTAAATGAAGGTGTATATTTTAAGAAAGTTTTTAATTTTTCTTTTTCCATATAGTCAATAAATTCATTGGTAATATTATTTTCATTAACAAATATTTGTTTTGTGTTTTTTATCCAATAATCATCGAATACATCACTAATCCCTTTCATACCATCTTTTGAATTTTTACTAATTAAACTACTATTAGAAAGTATATTACCAATTAACGCATTTTTAAATGATTCGTATTTTTTAGAATCAACAACATCATTGGATATTATCATATAAACTCTTCGAAATGTTAAATCAGAAAAATCATCTTCATTAAATGGTTCAAATACTTTATCGGTGTCTAATTTGGTTAAAGGACTGAAAACTAATGTACCTATATATTTTTTAGAATTTTTTGCGACGAAATCGGTGGGTTTCCAAATAATCCCATTAAACTCTGTAACACCACTATTAAGTATTTTTACATCTTGTTGTAATTCTTTAAAAGTATCACTAACATCTTTAGAACTTGGGTCAATCTCTGTTGTTCCTTTTGTGATGTAAGTAATAACTTTACCGTCAGAGGTTTGATATCCGTCCGTACCAAGATTTAAATTTGAACTATCCGTATAGGTTATAGTATTAAGTCTACCCCAATATCCCATATAGTTCTGTTGTACGTTAACCATACCATTTGTTATGTTTGTGGCAGCGTTTAAAAATGAACCTTTTTTATTTGTTACAAAATTTACATAATTCTCTTTAACTTGTCTTATTAAAGGTTTTGTAAAGTTATATTCCGGGTTTGAAATAAATTTGATAAATCCTTCATCATCACTTTTAATATCATCAATTAATTGATTAAATATTTCATCAACTCTCTTTTCTAAATTATTAGGTTTACCAAACAAAATTAAATTTTGGTGTTGTTTATCCACAAAAGATTTACCATTTTGATATATTCTTTCTGACATCCATTGTTGTCTAACAGCATTGTTATATTGAGAAGTAACTTCTTTATTTTTATTAACAACATTGATAAAATAATTTTGACTTTCTTCAACCGATTTATCCATAAAGGCACTGTAACTGGTTGTTCCTGTTTGTCTAGACTCAATAACAACATTTGTGATAATATCACCAATTGTTTTATCATTACTTTGACCGTTGTTTGGTGTTGACTGATTAATTGTTGGTGGAGTCACACTATTAATTACCGACTTTAAAAAATCTTGGTCAATAACTTTATAACTCAAGTCTGTTGAGTCCGCTCTATCGTCATATATTTCAGTATTAGCGTAATAATTAAATGTTAAAGCGTTTTGTAATTTATCAACAGATTCTTTTAATCCACTACCCCCAACAAAATCGAATGTTAAATTAATATTCGCAATCATAGGTTGTACCCCAATACCTTCAGGATTTATATCTAAATCTTCATAAGTTAACGATAAGTTTTTTGGTATTATTTTAGTATTGTAAAAATCTCCAATTCTTAATATTAAGACAGGTGGGGCACCAAATGATGTATTTGTCGCATCATTATAAGTTACCACCCTTGAACCATTATCATTCCTAATTGTGGGTATTGTGTCACCAGGTCTCATACATTGTTGTAAGAACGTTAATCTAGAATTAAGACCTTCCGGAGTCATTGAATGGAATCCCGGTTGGAAAAATTTTAATTTATCTTTTAAATTATCATAAACTAACGGACTTTCTTCTTTAATTGTTTCAAAATAGTCACATTCACTTAATAACGACCTCAAAACTTTTTTACTAATATTATCTCTTATGGTTACATTTGTTTCAATAACAGGTATTGTTTCGGTCTTTGTTACAACATTTCCAGTTACAACTGTTGTCTTTTTTTCAGGTAATACCGCAGGAGGTGCTTTTAAAGTAGATTTAATACTTGAGATGTATGCTCGTCTACAAGCCATTGCACTTGTGGTAAAAATCTCATTATTTATTGTTTGACTATCTCCGCCATCTTTATCGGTACAAGTAATATTACCCTTAACAAAAAATGTTTTTGTTTGTTCATCGTAAGATTCAGGTTGAGCGTTCTCTCCTCTTGCAGTTCCCGGTATAACACTTAATGTTTTAGGTGAACCACCGTTAACATATTTGGTCATTTTACTATTACCTGTGATATAACTAATTGCAGAATCAATCCTTCTTGCAGATAATTCATCATTAAAAGACAAACTGGCTTTAGCCGATGTCGTTGCGTCAATAACAATTGTCACATTACCTTCACTACTATTTGTGAATTGTTTATCCAATTCATCAATCAACTTATCAATCACATTTTTATTTGGGGTAATTACCGTGTCAAAAAATGAGGTAGTTAAATTTCCCTTTGATTGTTCCTCGTATTCGGTTTTTTGTTGTATGTAACTATCGTATAACACTCCGAAATTTTCATTTCCTTTTGGTTTTGGAATGGCGTTATTAAAATAAAATGACTTATTTAAAAATTGTTTAAAAGTATCCTCGGGTGCGCCTCCAGTACTATTACTACTCGAAACTTGAGGTATTGTTGAGATTTGATTTACCGCATATTGTATTTGTTCTCGTGTCGATTCTTTTGAACCAATTGCTTGTTGTATTTGGAATAAATCATTTGGAGGTATTGTATAATATTTTTTTGCAAGTTCATATAAATCATATTTTCTACATCCAGCGAAGAATGATTCTAATATAGAGTCAATTCTTGTTTTATTTGTTTCATTTGCAATAACTTTATTAACAATTACATTTAAAACCGATGGATGGTCAACAACTATTTTCCACTCTAAAGTACCACCTCTACTTGTATTTTTATACGTATATATGGGTTCAGGTCTACCAATAAAATCGGTTTGGTTCCAATTCGCGGTCGTACTTTCATTAAACTTTAAACCATAGGGTGGAAACCACATGACTCTACCCCCGTTTGGTCCTCTCTCACATACTGGTAAATCGGAAACCGTATAACCAGGCGTATTTGATGTTGCCCACGCTAAGTTTTCTAAAGAGAACATATATTTTTTAGCCTTAGCATTATCATATGACCCAATTAAATTAGTAGAATCTTGACCCCCCTCTTGTTTGTTTGGTACGATATTAAGATTATATGTCTTATCTAAAACAGAGTACGAAAATCTTCTCCCTTCAGTAACAATACCGTCAGTTTTTTGAAGGTCATTATATTGTAGATATGGTGTGTCTTTAGTAAATATTCTACAATATTCAGTTCCAACCTCTTGGCCTATTGAACCAACATAACTCAATACTCTTGAACCCTTGGTAATTTCTTTGTATCCATCATTAAAAACTTTAGACACTTGGTCAATTGCATTACCAACATGCTGTAATCTTCTCCCCCCTTGTGGTTGGCTATTTATGATTCTTTGGGTTTCATCCAGAATGGAACCTTGTTTTAATACCCGTTCGGTAGATTCTGTTGAATTATAAGATGAAGGTTTAAAGTCTTCATCTTGATTTACTATAACACCTCCTACACCAACTTTCTTACCAGCATTTCCTCTATATTTTGTGGAAGTCCAAGTAAACCCTCCTTCAATACCACCACCATTACTATATGTTGGTCCGTTAGCACCTAACCTAATTTCTTTACTTGGTCCTTCGTATAATTGTGCTAATTCTTGAGGACCATAAACCGGTGATTGTTGTTCATTACCAAACGAATCGACAGGTAACTCTCTACTTGGTGAAAATACTCTTGACGGGTCTGAGGTTGTTGAACCAACATAAAAATTGGCATTATTTGTTTGGGTTCCAACAATCACACCTCCCAGTCTATCTAATAATGTTCTATCGTAGTTTGGTTTATATCGATTAAAATTAATATTTTTCCATAAGATAGACTTTTGTCCTCCTCCGGTATTATTGTAAAAAATTTGAGACCCTGTTTTTCCCGCCCCCAATAAATTTGATACAAAATTACCCACGGCCGCAATTGGGTTAGCAAGTAAGGATTGGGCAATTGTTGACGGTCTTGGAGGATTAATGTTTGGGTCAAAGTAAGAACCAGGTATTAATGAAAAAGGAAGTTCGCTTCCCGCCAATCTAAGTGAAAAGTCCGCGGCTGCGGTTATAGGATTAGACGGGACAGTAATTTGGTAATTGGGTTCAATTAATGGGACTCTACCCGTTAAAATGTTAACAACATTCGTACTACTATTAATATTTAAAATATTTGCACGACCTATAGTTTCTCGAATAATTGCTCGTCCAATTCTTTCCTCAAACTCTCTTTTTAATGTTTTAGCCCCTAATCGAGCAATAAAGGAATCTTGACTCAAAAGTCCATTACTACCTTGTGGGTCTGGAGATAATAGTATTGATAATGGTGAATAAGATGACGAATTAAAAGTTGTTGGGTATGGTTGATTGTTATATAAATTTAACGCTCCACCTGTAAGTCCGTTATTTATCGAATCCGGAGACACAATCGCTTCTCCAGCGTCTAATTGTTGAAGACTATTACTACCATAGGCATTTAATGGTTGCCATGCAGGTGCAATACCCGGAAATCCAATCTTTGCCGCAATTTGGGCTTCTTCTAAAAGTTTTGCGTCTTGTTGTCCAGGTCCATATTCCCCTTTATTAGGTGCAATAGTATTAACCGCTAAATCGGGTAATTGTTCATATCCCCCATCATTACCCCATTTATTAAGTGGGTATAATTTATCAGCAAAAAATGGTGTATCTATAAAAGAGTCCGGACTATCAACAGGTACTAAATCAGATTGAACAATCTCATATGTTGTTGGTTGTACAACTTTAGTTGGAGATTTGGAATATGGTACCAAATTTCTCGTAATAAGTTTTTTTCTAAACCCTTCGGTGCTAATATAATCTAATGGACTACCCATCTATTTTCTATTTATTTATAAATAGGTTAATGTCATCTTTTTTTAATAAAAGATTATTTTGTTCTTTCAAGTTTTTTATTTTGTTTATCAATAATTTCGGTTATCGCTCTTGCGAATTCCGGACCTTCAAAATATTCTTTCCATTGTTTTTGTTGTTCAAGTGTGTAATTTGAGGGTGGAGATGGAACATTAATTGGACCTAATTGACCTATTAGTGGACTTCCGGTATTAGTTGGTGTCGAAGTTTCAGTGTAATTTTTTAATTTAGTCCCGTAACCCATAATAGTACTTTTAGAAACAGCACTTGTTTGAGTTACATTTGTTTGTTTAGGAACATTCTTAAGTGAAGCGTTATATTCACTACCCGTTATTTCTTTTCTAAATAACTTTTCAATTTCACTTGACCCTTTAACTTTCTTAACACTTTCATTGAGTATCTCTTTAACAACTTCCATTGCGTTACCAGGTAACTTCTCAGCTTTTTTTTCTAAATCATTTTTTATTGAAAGGAATTTTGTACCTAAAGTAAATAAATCAAAATTATTACTATCAAAATCTTTGACTAAGTTTACAAGTTTATCTACCCCTTCACCGACTAATTTAGTAATTTGTTCATCTTTACCTTGTAATTTATCCGCAGATGTACTACTAATACTACCAATAACACTTCTAACCCCTTCGAGATTGGTTCTAACCTTCTCTTGTTTAGGTAGTGCGTATTTCAATAATTGTAACATTGATGCCGCATCTGAAGCGAGATTATTAATTAAGGATAATTGACTTTTTTGAATTTCTTCTAAAGATTTTGGTGAGTTTTTTTGTTGTTCTATTAGTTTATCAAATTCCTCTTGGTTAAGATTTTGTAATTCTTTTTTAGTTCCATCTTCCAATTTAACCTCATACTTACCTCCTTTACCCATCGCAGCAATATTTGCCAAGTATTGTTTGTCCTCTTCATTTTCAAATTTTAACCCCGCAGTACTTACTTGTGATAATCTCCTGTCTAAATCAGCCGCCGCCAATCCCATTTTACTCATTTCCTTCGCACTAACACCTGTTTGGTCTTCTATTTGTCTTAAAGTTAAGACACCTTGTGGATTTATTTTGAATGATTGTGTTTGCTCGTCAAAATATGTAAAAGATTTTGCAACGTCCTCTAAACTTTTTTGTAATCCTGATGGGTCATTAATGGACTGATTCATTAATTGAAATGGGTCAATTAAATTCCCTGCAGACACACCCAACCTTTGGAATGCTGACGCAACGTCAATAGCACCTGCCGGGTCTAAAACTTTTTCGGCTAAAGTAAACGTTTGATTCATATCAAATCTTAACATTGAGGCATGTGCTGCCATTTTAGCTAAACCTAAAACACCTCCTTGAAATTGGTATCGATTCATTTGTTCCATATTCGAAGATACGTCTGACATAACTTCTCGAGCATTTAAACCAACACTTTGAATATATGTTATTGAGCCTTCAAGGTTAGTACCTATTTGTGATGTCTCATATCCAACGTCTTTGAAATTATTAACTAATTGTTTGGCGGTTGTATCTAATATTTTAGACGCGGCATAAAGTTCACCAACCACTTCTTTATTTTCAATGACATTTCTTTTTGACGCACTACCAATCTCAACCATAGTTTGGAGTGTGTTATCCAAATTACCCCCTAACTTTAAAACTTGGACTGAGGACTCGGCGTATGCAAGATTCATCTCCTGAATTCGACTCCTACTTAATGTAAAATTTTTATTTAAGGCGTTTGAACCCGCAGTCATTTCACCAAATGCGGAAACCAATGTACCAACAGGACTAAGTAACGATTTAAAAACATCCGTTAATTTACTTAAGTCATTCTTAATACCACTAGGGTCTATATTTTCCGCTGTACTCATATTACATTTTTATATATAAATAGAAGAAGGACTAAAATTTTTAGTCCTTCTTATTATCTTCAACCCATTTATCAAGTAAGTATCGTCTTAAAAACACAGGCATTTGTAGAAAATCCTGATAAGTGATTTTCATTAAGGTATTCAAATAGTAAAATTCATCTATTTGATTTTTTCTATAATCAGAAGAAAGGACGAAAAAAATCTACCCCAAACCCAACATTCACTGTTAGATTTTCTCCGGACGGGGCCATAATTGTTTTAGTCATATCTAGTCTTGGTTCATTCTCATTCATAAATTTTCTAACATATTTTGAGTCAGCAATTGGCATTGATTCAACAAATTTGGCGATAACCGATTTATCAGTAGAACCATCAACTTCAACTATTTCTTTTTGTAATCTCCAAGTAATTTTTGGTACTACTCTACCTTGGGGGTATGAGTCCGATAATTTACTAATCTCCGTAATTTCACCATAATTTAATGGTTTTATTTTCAAAGTAGATTGAGATTTTGGTAATACTATTGTAAATGTTCCATCCTCAGTAGGTTGTTTACCTTCAATAATCGGTAATTCATTTAATTGTACTGTAGTTTTAAATGGTTTTTTGGTTGTTGGGTCAATTAAATTTAACTCCATTTCCGGACCAAACGCGGTATTTCTTAAGAAGATTAAAATAGATTCGACATCACCTTCAATTAAATCTTCAACTCTAATATCTGGTTCATATATCTTTGAACGCAATAAGTTAATTGTCAAATCATCGGCACCTCCCATTAGAATATTTTCATCGGAGGCTGTTAAATAACCAACTTTTAACGACTTTTTTTTATTTTTATAAAAAATCCCTTTTGAAGGTAGTTGAACCACGTCATGTGGTAATGTAAAATTTTCTTGACCGTAGTCTCTTGATTGTGTTTCCATATGTAAAAAAATTAACCGTAAAGGGTTTATACTTTACGGTTAAAAATAAATTAAATAAAAATATTTGTAAATGTTAAATATAAATCAATAAACTAACACACATCTATCCATTCGTAAAGTAGCGGTAATTTCAGCTAAAGCGTCATCACTATATCCTAAAGAACCAAAATTAACATCAGTTAAAAATGTTCCATAAAGAATCCATTTCTCAACAACAACACCTGTCGGGTCTAACATTTCAAGGTCAATATCTTTTTTATAACCTGCAGCATAACCCATACGACCGGTAACCGATTCAGCATGTAAACGAACCCATTCCATAAGTGCTTGAGCCGCAGAAGGTCCGATTGGGTCACGGAATTTAACTTGGATTGGGTCCCAATTAAATCTACCCGCAACGAATGTGGATGTATTTAAAAATTCAATTTCTTTTGAGTTAATTTTAATTGACGGTCTAGCCGCAGTCTCAATAAACCATTCGTTAATTCCTAAACTTGATGGGAACCTTAGTATAAATCGATTCTTTCTCTTTGGTTCATAAGGAATCGGCATTTTCATTAATAAATCAGCCATGTTATTTCAATTTTGTTTTTTTTTGTTTATATCTAATAAATATAGTCTTGATGAAAATTTTTCTATTTACTTTTATTTTTAAGAAATTATTCTCTAGTTATATAACTTCTTAATACCTCCAGCCGTAGAATAAGTCTTAACTATATTATCTGGTTTATCTTTAAAATGTTTACTCATTACTTCTACGTTTTTAATATCATCATCTGAAAATCCTATTACTGGTTCATTTGGTATGAAGTTATTTGATACCTCATTTTTTATAAATGCTCTTTTATTAAGTTTACTAGCCATTTTTTTAATATAAGAAACAAATTTTTCCATGGCTTTAACTTTTAACTCTTCCGGATTCGCGGCACTACCTTCTCCAAAAGTTACTGGATGATATTTATTAAGGTTTAAATATGATTTTATTAATTCATCATCACTCATATCTTCTTCACCAACAAATGTTCTATATTTTTTCAAATTCTTAATTAAAGAATCTTTGTCAATACCATTAAACCCTTTAATAATATAGTTATAAATTGCTTGTTTTAGTGTGCTAGGATTATGTCCTCTTGCGGTAATAATTGAAAAGATAGAACCATTATTAATTGCTTCTCTAAAATCATCGAATGCCGGTCCTTCTTTTGCCCTCATAGCATCAATTATAAAATCTTTATCACCTTCCGTTTTAAAATTTCTAAATGGATTATCTGCAAAACCAACAATAGTTTCACCTTTATATTGAACTGGGTTTTTTCCCAAGTCATGTCTATATTCCGCAAAATCATCGGTACTCATACCTATCTCATCACCATCTTCAGTTTTTAACATTATCTTAGTTGGCATATGAACAATATTATCATCCCAATCGAATGCGTAATATTTCATATCTGGTGTTCCTTCGGGTTTAAATCCTTCTTTAAGTTGTCTTTTCATATTAAAATAATTAAAGGGGATACTTTCGTATCCCCGTTAAATTTATTAGATATTTTCAAATGAAGCCCCTGTCGGAGTAATGAAGAACTCAATATCGATGAATTCTAATGCCTTCGTAGGTTTCAAATATATTTTACCTGTTAATGTGTTTCTATCTAAATCTTCAGGTGAAGACGATACTGTTACACGGAAATCGTAAAGACCTCTATCTCTTCTAATTGAATCTAAAATAGGGTTAACACTATCTAAGAATTGTTGTCTAACGATTTGGTCATTTTGTTCAAATAATAATCTTACAGCCACTGCCGAAATCAATTTACGAGCTTGAAGTAACAATCTTCTTACATTCAATCTGTTAAGTGCCGTATCGGCAACTTGTAGAGTTTTGTTACCCCAAATTACAGTCCCAACATCAGAGAAAGTTGCAATAGGGTTAATTCTACCTTGATACAACGTATCTCTATCAGTCTGTGTAAGTTTTTGTCTTGCTTTGATTGAATTTACAAGACCTCTTGTATAACCCGCAGATGCAAACCAAGGGAATGAAATGTTATCAGTCAATGCCAAGTTTCTACAAACCTCACCTGTTGGTGGTAAATAAATTTGTGTGTTATTCACTGTGTCACGAACTAATATCCAAGGATAGTAGGTTGCGGTGTAGTTAGAGTCAATTCCTGTGTTATCCAAATTATCAACCGCTTCTTGAGAGTAAATAATATCTTGAGGGTTAGTTGAATCTGGTGTATACATTCTATAATCAGGTGTTGTTGCAATATAAACTGAATCCGCTCTTGAGTATTGTACCATATCAATTGCTTCTTCAACAAGGTTTGAGTTATTAATATAATCAATACTTGAAGTTGCAAATATGTTTATATTTGTTGATTCAGGGTTAGAGAATGTTAAAATACCTAATAAATAAGCGTAATAATCAGTATTAGCAAAATCTTGAGTGTTATTTTGAACTGTAATTCTTTTGAATAAACCTTCACCTGTTGCTGTAGGATATCTTGAAGATGGTGAAGCACCCGCTAAATAACCTGAAGACCCTAATTGGAATCTATCTTCATTTGTTCTCCACTCTCTATAAATGTCCCATCCGTCAAAACCTCCCGCAAAACATACGGTATATTTTCTTGAATATATGAAGTAGTAAGGATTTTCTTGTGTTTCGGGGTCTCTCGTAAAATTAGCAACACCACATTCAAAAGCTGTTTCTCCACTTGACATTGATGTGTTTGAGATTGTAACAACCGTTGCTCCTGAGTCCATGTGGAATCCCTTACTTATTACATTCCAAGGTCGACCCTCAACACTTGGGTCATTCACCCAATTCGAAGGTGTTTGTTTTCCTTTGTATGTTAAGAAAGATTCGTCAATTCCAAATTGTGTTGAAAACCCTAAGTAATTTCTTCTTACAATATCTCCTGCAGATTCTACAGGTGCTCCGCCAGCATTTGTACCAAATGGTGGGTTTGAAATAACTTCACCCGGATAATAATATTTTGTTTTAAATTTAGGGTATGGTGAAGGATAGGTATTATAATCCAAATATTCTCTTTGAGTATATCCGTAAAATCCACATGGTAAGGCATCAATTGGTGCCTCATCTGCCATCTCAACCATAACATATCTTGAAATCAATGCGTACTCACCATTAGATGACCCGATTTTTTTTGCGATAAAATTATTTGATAATGGGTCTAAATTACAATTTGTGAATTTTTCAATTACAACAGGATTTGCGTCAGTATCAAAGAAATTTCTAACTAATACATCAAATGACATATTATTAAATGAAAGATTTGCAATTGATACTTTTATCTCAGTATTTGCTGAATCTCCATCTGAGATTGATATGAATTTAAATAACTTATAAACTTTATTACCTCTTAACTCTGAAACCAAATATGGTGTTTCAGGTGATTGATATCTTTCTAAATTGTAAGCGATTGATGTTGGATTTTGACTTCTAGCACTTGGTAATGCAATTAAATCACAAGACAAACCTCTAATATAACCTTGATTATATGCGTAATTTAATGAACCTTGATACGACTCCTCAACATAAATCGGGACTTCGAATCTTGATTTTCCAAAATTATCAACACCTAAAACTTTTGTGATATATTTTGACGATGACGATAACATTGAAGTTTCGAATGAGAATACCTCATTATCTTTGGTTACCCCTGATAATAAAAATGTCGCAAAAGGTGATTTTGAAATTTCCGAATATTGTCCGGTGCAAATCAATTCCAAATTATTTGGAGCCCAAGCTCCTCCGTTATTATAATCGATACCTACTTGATATATTTGTCCATGATTTATACTTGAAGACTCATTTGAATAAAGTGATATACCTCTTGAACGAATTGTTGCAACAACCATGTTATTAAACTCATCATACGGTGTTCCTGTAAATGTATATGAATTACCGGTTACAGTTCCTGTAAATGTGTTTGATGTTCCTGAAGTTAAACTAGAAACCGCATAGTAGAATGAGTACCCGGTATAACCTAATGTAGAATTATTATTTTCAAAATCAAAATTAGCGTAATACCAAGAATCGTTAGAATCTGCCGTTAAATCATTTTGTGTAAAATCATTTTCACACCCATATGGGTTTTGAATTCTTCCATATTGGGTTGATACAACATTATAATTATTTTCAGGGATTGCACCATATATTACTGCAGTTGTTGCAGACAAAGAAGGTGAATTCATGATTGCCCCCAAATAACCATTAAAATCATCTTGAAGTGTTGAGGTTGAACCATCGTTTAATCTATATTGAGTGTTCAAATTAGAACTAACTTGATTCGGTAATGAACCTGAAATAAATTGAATTGTACCCAATGCTGAATTACCAGTAAACGTTGAAGTAAATGTAGTTCCGGTTGAAGGATTCCCAATAGTTGTTGGGTCTACATTTGATGTTACGGTAAGAGACCAAGATGGTCCTGCGTCATATCCTGATAATCCAAGAATTCTTGTTACAAATAATTGGTTTGATTGTTGTAGATATGATTTTGCAATATACGCTGCCTCATATTTTGGGATTTGAGTGTTATAAAATTTGACAGGTTCCGTTCCGCCGAAATATGCTTGGAACTCATCATAATTAGTTATAAATATCGGTTCAAATGCTGGACCTTTAATAGTTTCTCCAACTAAACCTAACGTTGTTACACCCACACTTTGGGCTACGAAAGATAAGTCCGTTTCTGATGTATATACACCCGGAGATACGTATACTTTTTGGTTTGCTTGTGCTGTTGCCATTATTAATTATTCTATTACAGATTTATTTTATAGATAAATATTCTATATTTTATGAAAAAACTTTACTTTTGCTGAACTATTTATAAATGGTAGGAATTAATTCTACCTTTTTTCTCACTATGAAAATTAAGAAAGAAATTAAGAATATTAAAATATCCCCTGAATCACATAATATACTGAAAAAGTATTGTGATAAAAGAGGAATTAAAATTTATAAATTTTTGGAAAATCTTATTATGGAAAATTGTAAAGAGAAGAGAGATATCTATGGTGAAGATTAAACCAACTTGTTATCAAAAACAATTAACGCCTCGTTATTACTATCTATTTTAGTAACCTCAATTCTTAAAACATCGTTTGTAGTGATTTGAATCACCTCAACATCACTACCATAATAGTTGTTATTTATGAATACATCAAATGTATCAACATTATTTAAATTCACAACACTCATATTTGCTCTAAAATCAATAACATCCACTAATGTCGTATTACCTGTAACAAATAAAAAATCTAATTTAAATTCATCCGGATTTTTTGGGAATTGATTTCTCTTTTGTTTTCTTGTTGTGGTATCTAATTCAATTAATTGAGTAACCCTTTGAATCGCGGGTTTCACCTCAAACTCCTCCTCATCGATTAGATAACCTAACATTGTGAAATCATAATTCTGAACATAATATTTTCTCGCGTCTATGGTCATTTGAGATTCGTCTGAAACATTATCTAAAATAATTGGAACATATTGGCCCTTAATAAACGTGTATGATTGTCGTGACGAAAATGTTTGCATTACAATTTTATTTAATTGATTCAATTCCCTCATTCTATTACAAACGATTTTAACACTATACTTGATATCAACAGGGACCGGTTGTGGTATTGTATAGATATCCATACCTTGTTCATTACCATTCCAAGTCGGAACCGATGCGTAATAAAATTGTTTTCTATTTGGTATTGTATATTGAAGTGATGGGTTTGTACCATACTTAACTTCAGGACTTCTAACGACTGTGATATATGGTGGGTCTGGGTTATAATCTAAGTCTACAAATTTATAAGTTTCAACATATTGAGACCAGTTTTGAGTAGTGATAATAATATCCACCATTGGAACTATTTCTCCTGCGGTAACAACCTTCAACTCATTTTTAACGAAATCCAACATACCTCTATCTAAATCCGCATGCAATACCGATTTGGGTAAATAAGTCCCATCTTCTTTGATGTATTGTAATAGTTCTTGTCTGCGAGCGGACAACTCTTTTCGAGGAACTAGTGGTAAGGTTGGTTTAACTATATTTTTTGGTAATGGCATAATTCTTAAATACCTTTAAATTCATTCTCCGAAACCCAAGTTGCGGTTATGGTACGATAAAAGGGACGATAGCCACCGTATGTGTGTTTATTGTCCGACTTAACATATCCGTCATCACTAACAACATAAT